AGATTGAAAGAATGAAACAAGAGGCTGAAATGAATGCCGAATCGGATAAAAAATTAAAAGAAGATGTGGACACATTAAATTCTGCGGATTCTTTAATGTTCCAAGTTGGTAAATCTATGGAGGATCTTGAAGGAAAAATCACTGAAGAAGAAAAAACTGAAATAAATTCGGCGGTGGATAAGTTAAAAACTGCTTACGACAATAAAGAAATTTCAGAAGTAAAAGTTTTAATGGAAGAAATTAATAATAAATTCCAAACTATAAGTCAGAAGTTGTATGAACAAACAAACAACGATGAAGTAACAGAAGAGGACTTTTCAAATGTAGAGTTTGAGGAAGTGAAATAATCCATTAATATTAAATAAATTAAATCCACCTTCGGGTGGATTTTTTTGTTTAGTATATTTATAGTTATGGAGTCATGGAGAAAATTTGCTGAATCTTTGGAACTAACAAAAGAGTTAGAAAAAACTTATTTAAAAATTAGAAAAATTTTTCAAAAAGAAGGGTGGACACAAAAGGATATTGAAAAACCTCCGTATTATCCTGAAGAATTAATGTTTTATCACAGAAGCATCCAACCATTGATTCGAGAAATAGACCAAACAATTAGAGATTATGGTTTTGATGTTGACGGAGACGAAGTTGGTTATTATATTATGGATAAACTTCGTCATATTGATGACATAACCCCATTAAGAAAACCAAATGGCAATAACAAGTGAAATAATTAGCGGTACTACAATTTTAAATGAAGTAGAATCCTCAAATATTGTAAGAACACAATATGATACATCAACTAAAAAAATGATCGCAGAGTTTAAAAACGGAGTAAGATATGAGTACAATGATATTCCTCATCAAAAATATACTCAATTTAGAATGGCTGAATCACAAGGAAACTTCTTTAATAAAAACATTTCTAAAGCTCACACATATAAGAAACTCTAACTAGAAAGTATTTATCATTATGGATACTTCGGATATTATAAAAAGTTTTGAGTCTCAGGATGAACTAAATTCTAAAATTTGGGAAAAAAAAGGTAACTCATATTCTATGAGACCTGAGGTTAGAAAAAAACTTTTAGAAACCTCAAATATTTTTATAGATTTTTTAGGGATTGAGATATTAGTAACCGACATAATAATGATCGGATCACTTGTTAATTATAATTGGTCCAAATACTCTGACATAGATTTACATATTGTAGTAAACTTCAACCAGTTCCCAACAAATTCACAAGACTTATATGTTGAATTTTTTGACTTAAAAAAAGTAATTTTTAATCAAAAACATAATATTAAAATGTTTGGTTACGATGTTGAGTGTTTCGTACAAAGTGAAAGTGAAACAACTTTCAGTAGTGGTATTTATTCCATACTATATGATATGTGGGTAAATGAACCAAAAAAACTTGATAAAACAAATATTGATAAAGAACTAATCAAGGAAAAATCTAAACAATGGATGAGAATAATTGATGGTGTTGTGGATAATATAGAAGATGAGGATCCTGAAGAGATAAAAAGTATTGTAAAAAAATACAAGGAGAAATTGAAGAATTTCAGAAACTGTGGATTAGAAAAAAACGGTGAAATGTCTATTGAAAATTTAGTATTCAAACTACTAAGAAGAAATGGATACATTGAGAAACTTTATGACTTACCAACTGAAATTATCGACAAAAAATTATCAATGAAACAATAAATAACCACATTATAGAATAATTATATTTATTGGTATATTTATTAAGAAAAAATAATTCACATTAAATAAAAAAATAACATGGGAGGATTTAAACCTATCGGAAGTGAAAAATTAGAGGGAATGGATAAAATCAGACGAATAATGGAAATTGCTCGTTATAATGAAAATATACCTCAGTCTGTAAATGAAACAAAATCTACTGAATATAGCATAGACTTTGCTGACGGTAACACATACCGTATTGAAAAAGAAAGAAACGGATATATTATCAAAATGGCAATTAATGAGTCTGAGACTGATTACATTGAACCTATGAAATCAAGAAAATATTATTCTTCTTATTCATCAGCACTTAAGCGATTAAACTTAATGGCTAAAGAAATTAATGTTCTACACGAAAACGAAGAAGGTATCTCACTAATAGGTGAGCAAAAAAAAAAGTTCATACTAAAAACTAAAAAGAAAAAAGCTGCAGATGAACCTGCACAAGAAACACCACCACCTGCAGAACCTGCTCCAGCTCCGGCACCATTACCCGCTCCGGCACCAACGCCAGAAGAAGGTGCAGTACCTCCGCCAACTGATATGGGGGCACCTGAAGGAGGGATGGAAGAACCGGCACCTGATATGGGCGCACCTGAAGGAGGGATGGAAGAACCGCCGACAGATATGGGTACAGATGAGGGGGGTATGGAAGAACCGTCACCAGATATGGAAGAACCTGACATGGGTATGGAAGATGAGGAAGAAGATATTGAAATAGAAAAAAAACCTAGAGAAAAAAAAGTTTCCGATCTTAAAAGAATCCAAATTTTGGTAGGTAAGTTAGCTCAAAAAATTAGAACTTACGAAGAAGACAAAGAACTCTCCCCAAAAGAAATCAAATATATTATTAATTCTATTTTGTCCGCTATCGATGTTGAGGTATTGGATGAAGATGATATTGAACAAATCATTGATAAGTTAGAAGGAACGGACGAAGATGAGGGAGGTGACGAAGAGGAAGATGTAACATTTGATGAAACTGAAGACGAAGAAGAAGTTGTACCTGAACCACCAGCAGAACCTGAAATGGCAGAAGGGTATGATAACATAAACGACGCCTTTAATGACTATTTCGGTGGGGCTTACGCATCACAAGCTTCTAAAGCTTTAACAAGTGAAATGGGTGAAGAAGAATCTTACGAAGAGTCACATAGAAATGAAAGAAGAAGAAAAAGACATTATCCTAATGTTGATCATTTAGAACATGGTACTTTTTCTGAATCATCGGTTGACAAAGTGTTGTCTAAATATTTTATTCTTAACGAGTCAGAAGATAAAAAATATCAAAACACCAAAGATCAAAAAACAAATCGTATTTACAATACCAACAAACAAAACATAATTAAACTTGCTGAATCATCTGAACAATTATCAGTAGCTTTGGAGTACATCAAAGAAAACCAAAGAGTTAAGTTATTGGGATTGAGTAATAAAGGAAACCTTATCTTCAAAGAAGGTATTAATGAAGTTAGAATTACAAAATCAGGTAAGTTGATATGAATCATTTGATTTACATAAATGGTTTGGGGCCTAACTACAAGGGTGACAATATTTATGAATTTATTTTTTCTGATACTTTAGAAGTATTTGGTGAAAATTGGGAAGCAAAACCAGCAAATAGTTATCCTTTACCACCCGATTTAGAATACATCAAAAAAGTTGGTACACTTATCAACGACGATTTATTGTTTGAACTTGTACAAGATTCAGATGTGTTTTCTGTTATAGACTCTATGGATGGTGTAATTGCGTTAGGTTGGGAAAAAGAAACTAACGACATTGATTTTTCATTAGTTAAGAGATTAGTATTTAGATTTGGGGAAAGTGAAGACGATGTTAAAAACAAACTATATGAAAGAGATATAGTATTACAATTTGAAAAAGAAGTTGTTTATGAAAAATAAGAAGAATATTATGTTTTTAGTTGAGAACGGTTTGTCTACTAATGTTATTAGTAAATTAACTGACAATCAGGTAAAAGTCTTGGTTGAAAAATTTAAAAAAGAGGCTAAAGAACAGGTTGACCAAGTTACTGAACCGGCAAAAACTTCATACAAAATCAAAGGACCAGGAGAATTACCACCCAACCCGAAAGGATATCAAGTCAAAAAAAATCCTGACGGAACCGTTACTGCAACACCTATGGAAAGTGAAATAAAAGAGGATGAAACAGATGATGTAACTTCATCAAACGCTCAAGGTGATGTAGAATTACAAAAATATACAGGTCAAGAAGCTCCTCACATGGCTAATGACATGGCACCTGATGGTATGGACGATGATTCTGATAACAACAGATCCAATATGGGTATGGCAGAGTCAGAAATTACAGAAAAGTTTGAATCTAAGGCTCAGCAGGGTTTATTTTGGGCTCGTTGTAACAAATGTTCTTCTAAAGATTGTAAATGGTGTAAAATGGCAAAAGAATTTTCTGATTCCACATCAAAAAAACAGTACAAAAATATGCCGGAAAAAAAACATCCCGAAAAAACTGTTAAGAAAAACACAAATGAAAATTTTAAAAAATTTTTAGAAAAAAAAATCTTAGAAATGGTCGATAATAACATAGATGCTAAAATGTCAAAAAAGGATTTAATCGAGACAATAAAAAAAAAGTCTAAGTCAATGATTATCCGTAGACCAAAAAAAGTTTCCATGTTTTCTCACGAAGCACCTAAGGAATTACCAATATCAAAAATGTTTTCAATAGGAAAAAAGTAATGTTTACAACAAAAACCCATAATTGATATTTATTAGATATGGGTTTAACTAAAGAACAAGTAATGATTGAGTATGTGAAGTGTATGAACGACACTCCATATGCTCTTAGAACATACCTTCAAACATACGACAATACGGTTTCTAAATATGTTCCATTAGAACTATTTCCTGATCAAGTTTCATTGTTAAAAGATTATGAAGACTATGAGGAAAACATAGCACTCAAATATCGTCAGGCAGGCGTATCAACAGTAACCGCAGCTTGGATATCAAAACGATTGGTATTTGCTAAGAAAACTCAACCTGAAAAAATATTGATAATTGCCAACAAACTTGATACATCAATGGAGATGGCAAATAAGATCAGAGCCTTTGTTGATCAATGGCCAAGTTGGGTAGGAGCTGGATTCTCCAACGATAAAAACTCACAAAGACATTATAAGTTAACTAACGGATCTGAGGTTAAAGCGGTTGCCACCTCAAAAGATGCACTTCGTGGATTTACCCCAACAATTCTTGTATTTGACGAGGCCGCGTTTATCGAAGCGGACAGTGATTTCTGGGCAGCTTGTATGGCATCCTTATCCACAGGGGGTAAGGTAATTGTTGTATCAACACCAAACGGATATGACCCAATTTATTATGAGATCTACGATCAATCATTAAAGGGCATGAATAACTTTAAGATTTCTGAAATGTTTTGGTATAGAGATCCAAGATATGCAAAAGACTTATTCTTAGTACCTACCGATGATTTAATACACTATCTTTTAAATCGTGAAGAGTTTGATGATTCTAAAAATGTATCTTTTGCTCATGTTGATCCATATGAAAGAGACTATGAAGAACTAAAACATTTTTTTAAACAAGGGTACAAACCATGCTCAACTTGGTATGAAAAAATGGTTAAAAAACTTAAGTATGACAAAAGAAAAATAAACCAAGAGTTAAATTGTGAGTTTTTAGGGTCGGGCGATAATGTATTTGATAATAAACAACTTGAAGAAATTAAAAATAACTCCTTGTTAGACGCACCGTCAAAATTAATGGGTAACTCAATTTGGATATGGAAAGAACCTATTGAAGGACATAAATACATTATGGGTGTCGATGTGTCGAGAGGAGATAGTGAAGACTTTTCTTCTATACAAATTATAGATTTTGACGAAAGAGAACAAGTATTGGAATATGTGGGAAAAATTCCACCCGATACATTAGCAGAAGTTGCCTATAAGTGGGGGATGTTATATAACTCATATGTTGTTGTTGATATCACTGGAGGTATGGGAATTACCACAGTAAGAAAAATGCAAGAACTTGGTTATAAAAACTTATATGTTGACGGTATTGATCCATTTAATATTTGGGCAAATAACAAAACATCTGTTGAGAAAATACCTGGAATTAACTTTAACAATAAAAGGGTTCAAATTATTGCAGCATTTGAGGAGTGGGTTAGACATAAGTTTAAAATTAGAAGTGTTAGGTTATATAACGAAATGAATACTTTTGTTTATATAAATGGTAGACCTGACCACCAAAAAGGGCAACATGATGACCTTATCATGGGTATTTCTATGGCGATATATATTGCCGAATCCTCATTCTCTAAATTAGAAAAAGCAACTGATCAGGCTAAGTCCATGATCGAATCTTGGGCGATAGTAAATAATGAAGCCGTTAAAAATGAAACACATTTTGATCCTCTAATCCCGAATCAAAATATTTTAAATGAACGAATGGGATTAAATAACAATGGTGCATCAAGAGAAGACTATCAAAAATATGGTTGGTTATTTGGTGGTTTAATGAAATAGAATATGGGACTGAACATAAGACCAAAATCAGGTAGGATTGCTAATGGATCAAGATTGATTGTTGATGGACAACCAACAACAGGTATAAAAGTATTTACACCATCTTTTAAGTATAAAACTTCAGCAACTAAGGATAGTGAGTTTTATAGCCATAGTGTAAATCAACAAACACCATCTACAACACCACCTGCATCACAAAACCCTTAATCTTTAATTACACCATATTATAATTGATAAGGTTTATTGAACTATTGAAATATTTATATCTATAGTTAAACTTTTAATATGGAAAAAAATAATCAAAATTTTACGGTGTGGCAAAGGTTATCGAAAACCTTTGGTCCTAATTCCACACTCGGACAAAGCCAACCTGATTACAAATTAGATAAGGATGAAATCCTCAAAACACAAAATAAAAGTGAATTTGAGCAGGCTAAGTTACAAAATCAACAATCACTCTATCTAAGTTCAAATTGGGCTAAAGTAGAAAATAACCTATATACTCAAGCGGTCTACTACGAACCAACAAGATTGGCGGCGTTTTATGATTATGAGTCTATGGAATATACACCTGAGATCTCAACTGCGTTAGATATTTACGCTGAGGAATCAACAACACCAGACCAAAATGGTTATGTATTACAAGTTTATTCAGAATCTAAAAGAATTAAAAGTATTCTTGTTGATTTATTTGTTAACACATTGGATATCAACACAAACTTACCTATGTGGATTAGAAACATGTGTAAGTACGGTGATAACTTTGTTTACTTGAAATTAGACCCTGAAAAAGGTGTTACAGGTTGTATGCAATTACCTAACATTGAAATCGAAAGATTAGAAAGAGGTATTGATTCAAGAACATTTCAAGCAACAATCAATGTTAATAGAAAATCTTTAAAGTTTGCATGGAAAGCACGAGATGTAGAATTCAATACTTGGGAGGTTGCCCATTTTAGATTATTAGGTGATGATAGAAAACTTCCTTACGGAACATCGATGTTGGAGAAAGCTCGTCGTATTTGGAAGCAACTTGTGTTGTCTGAAGATGCGATGTTAATCTACCGTACATCAAGAGCACCCGAAAGAAGGGTGTTTAAAGTTTATGTTGGTAACATGGATGACAAAGATGTTGAAGCTTATGTACAAAGGGTTGCAAACAAATTTAAAAGAGATCAGATTGTAGATAAAAAAACAGGAAATGTCGATTTAAGATTTAATCAAATGGCGGTTGACCAAGATTATTTCATACCTGTTCGTGATCCAGCCGCTACAATGCCAATCGAGACATTAGCAGGAGCACAAAACCTATCTGAAATTGCGGATATTGAGTACATCCAAAAGAAATTGGTTACAGCTCTTAGAATACCTAAAGCTTATCTTGGATTTGAGGAACCTGTTGGGGACGGTAAAAACCTATCATTATTGGATATTCGTTTTGCAAGAACAATTAATAGAATTCAAAAGTCTGCAATTGCAGAAATGAATAAAATTGCAATTATTCACCTTTTCCTTATGGGGTTTGAAGATGAATTGTCAAACTTTACATTACAACTTACAAACCCATCAAAACAAGCTGATTTGTTAATGATTGATGTTTGGAAAGAAAAGGTAACATTGTATAAAGATATGGTTACAGAGATTGCAAAATCAATACAACCAACTTCAGCAACATGGGCCAAAAAACACATATTTGGATTCTCAGACGATGAGATTAAATTAGAACTTCAACAGATTAGAATGGAGAGAGCAGTTTCTGCTGAACTTGATAATACGGCAACAATCATCACAAAAACAGGCGTATTTGATACTGTAGATAGATTGTATAAAACAGTTACAGGTGGTACCGCAACTGCAGGTGCCGCTGGTGGTGACGCAGGAGCACCACCACCTCCAGGAGGAGATATGGGAGGAGGAGCTCCACCACCACCTGAACCTGATGCAGGAGGAGCTCCACCAATTCCTGAATCATATAGAAAAGATAAAAACAAATTAATTTTAGAATCTATGACTGAGGACGATTTTGATGAAGATGAGTTTTTAGATTTTAGAAAAATTAATGAATCTTTAGGTGATATGGACGACGAATTGTCAAAACTCTTAGGTGACTAATATTTATTAACATGAGTAAATTCAAAAGTCTTAGCGAAAAAAATATTAAGTTCCTTATTAAAAGGATGAGAGAAGATATTAATAATTTTGGATTAACAAGAGATTTAATTTCAGGTGTTAATAAAAAAATTCTTACAGATATTCTTGACGATATTGGAATGACCCCTACTAATGAGGATTTATCATTTATTTTCTCATTATACAGGTTGAATCCAAACTACGACACTGAACCAATAAAAATTCCTGAACTACATACTTACGAAATTTACACAAAAAGATATGCAAATATTAGTGTAAGAGAATTGTGGAAAAGTAATGTTGAAAGTTATTTTGAAGATGAGAATGATGTTCAAGATTTTGATAGTTGGTTTGGTGGTAATGATTGGTGGGAAGGTGAAATGGTTGACCGAGAGGAGTATGATGAAGAAACAACAGATACTGATTATGATGAAATAAATAAATTAAGTTGATATTTATTAGAAAATTAGAAAAATGAAATTCGGAGAATTAAAATCAAAAATAGAAACTTATTTAGTTGAGTCGTATAAGAAAAATAAACTTAAGGATAGTTTATTTGTTTTTGAACAGTTGGTATTGAAAAATAAAAATGTATCAAAAATATTTTTCCTTTACGACGAATTGTCACAAAACAAAGGATTAAACGAATCTGTTGCAAATGAATTTATTCACGAATCTATTACAGCATATGAGAATTTGTACAACAAAGTACAACCTAAAAGTCTTAAAGAATTAAAGTCTTGGGTTGGTCATGTACAATGTGAAAACAAATACGAAGAAATTGATAATTTGTTTTCATCAAACATTTTAACTTTAGAGAGTAAAATCAAAAGTAAAAAAGTTTTAGTTGAAAATTTAAAAAAACAAAAAGAGGTCCAAAAAGATGCGATCAAAGTCCCTTTAAATACAATGGTTAAAATTGCAAACAGAACGGTTGAATCTTATATTTCTTCTTTGAATGAAAGTGAGAAAAAAGAATTAGTTAAAATTTTAAACACTCCTAAGTCCGTAATTAAAGAAAATTACGAAAAAGAAAAAGAAACAGTTTTAGAAAAACTATTGGAAAATAAAGGAAAAGAGAATGACGGTGAAACAATCAAAACGATTGATCAAGTTATTGAAAAATTACAAACTGAGTCTTTTTCTGAAATTAATTACTTTAAGTTAAAAAACTTGAGAGAGGGTCTTTAATCTTTTTGAGATTTAAGTCTTTGAATATAAGCGGCCTTTTTCTTCTCTTCTCTTTTAATCACAGATTTTTTTGTGAACTCTTTTCTATCGAAAAGAATAGCATTTTGTTTGGTTCTAATAAGTTTACCTTTTAGATCCTTAATGGCCTTTTCTATATTACCTTTTTTTACTTCTACTAATAACATTATTTTTTGGGTTGTTGATATAAATATAATAATTCGTTACAATTATCTAAAAATAAACAGTTCAGAGATGAAAAATTTTTATGAAAAAAGGAAAAACGGTAAAATTGAGCGGATACAAGTCCTTCAAATCCCAATTTGGTACAATTGATGCCACAAATTTAAAATCAATTTTTTTAAATATCCAAACTTGGGTAGAACCAAAAGATGAGATCGAAAATTGGAATAGAGTCGTATTAAATATGACAAGAAATGTAAAACACTCAGTGTTAGATAACATAAACAAAGAAACTTTTGATACAAAGTTTATCGTAGATTTAGACCTTAGAACAAGCGGTCTACAATTAAAAAAGAAATCTTTCATGAATTTAGAAGTAAATTTATTCTTACTCGAACCATTAGATTTCAAATCCCCAAAATTAAAAAAACAAGTTAAGAACCTCATCAAATCTATATATGGTGATGTAATGAGTAGGAATAAGTATTTCAAATTTTACCTTACAAAAACCGGAAATCAAAAACCATTAAAGAAAGAAACTGAAACTATTTAGTATTTATAAATAAAATATTAAATGAGCGATTTAAAAATATTAGGACCAAAAGATTTAGGAAAAGGGATTCTTGTTGAGTACGATGCAGGATACATAGATCCAAATGAAAGAAGAAACTTATCAATGATTAGAGAAAATCGCGATATGTTAGATCACTCAAAACCATTTGAGTTTTATGCTGTACTTCAAAAATATAACACACCAAATAGAAACGGAAGAATCTATCCTGAGAAAATTCTCAAAAGAGAAGCAGATAACTATAAGAAAATGATCCAAAAAGGAACGGCTCTTTCTGAGTTGAATCACCCTGAATCATCTCTTATAGATTTAGATAGAGTATCACATGCTATTACTGAAATATGGTGGGAAGGACCTGTATTGTTAGGTAAATTAAAATTACTTACAAGTCCAGGTTTTCACGAAAGAGGGATTGTTTCTACAAAAGGAGATTTAGCCGCTAACTATCTTCGTCAAGGGGTTACTTTGGGTATATCTTCTCGTGGTGTGGGATCACTTAAAAAAGTTGGCGAACAAAATGAGGTACAAGATGATTTTGAGTTAATTTGTTTTGACTTGGTATCTTCACCATCTACACCAGGAGCATATCTATTCAGAGATAAAGACGAAAGAGTAAACTTTGAAGAAAACTTAGATGAAGAAAAAAGAGCTCAAGCAGAAAGACATATTGGATCTACTGGTGGTAATTCGCTTGACTTAATGAATAGATTAACCGATTATTTGAACAAATAATTAATTATGGACGAAAAATATTTTATAGCAAAAATTACCACAGACATGCCTGATGAGAATACAGGTAAGATCAAAAAAACGAGAGAAGAGAAACTCGTTAAAGGTTATTCACCAACTGATGTCGAAGCAAAAGTGACAAAAGTTTATGAAAATTATTCTATGGAATGGAGAATTACCTCAATAGTTGAATCTAAAATCGATGAGGTTATAGAAAACTAAAAGAAAAAAATTAACCGCAAAGGGAAAGGGACAAATTGTTCTTTTCCCTTTTTTTTTGTCTAAAAGTACTGTTATACGAATTTTTTTTAAAAAAGTGAATATTTATTAGAAAACTATTTAAAAAAATGAGTTATAACAAAAATGTAGTAGAAGAAGCACTTTTCCAAATCAAGAATTTGGAGGAGACTCTTCAAGAGAATGCAAAAGGAATACTTCAGTCTACGATGAGTGAAGAAATCAAACAATTGGTAAAAGAATCTCTAAAAGAACAAGACGATGAGATTGAAGACCCAACACTAGACTCTGACTCACCTGAGGCAATGGATGACGAGGAAATGGACATGGACGATGAGGAAATGGCTATGGATGACGAAGACATGGATATGGGAGACGAAGAAATGGACATGGATGACGAAGACATGGATATGGGAGACGAAGAAACCATTGATATGACGGGAGCATCAGACGCTGAAGTTTTAAGAGTATTTAAAGCAATGGGAGATGAAGATGGAATTATCGTTACAAAAGATGGTGAAAACATTCATCTTAAAGACGGTGAGGACGAGTACATGATTCATTTAGGTGAATCTGATGAAGAAATCGACATTGATGCTGAAGAGTATTCTGAAATGGATGAAGAAATGGATTTTGAAGATGAGGATGAAGAAACTATTTACGAAATCGAAATGGACGACTCATCTTACGATGGTTTAGCTGAAGACGAAATGTATGGTGACGCTGATGTTGACTTAGAAGGTGACCTTTATGAAATTGAAATGGATGACGAAGAAGATGACGAAGAAGATGAATTTGAATTAGATGAAGACATGTTCGGAGGAAACAAACACGATTTTAAAAGAAGACACGGACACAAAATGGGAGATGTTGACGGACACTACAAAGATTATGAAATGTCTGAAGACATGGATTATGAAGAAGAAGACGAATTCGAAATGGGAGAAGGCATGACTTACGAAGAAGAAGATGAATTTGATTCTGTAATGGAAGCTGTAAAAAAATCATTAACAAAATCTGTAAATCCTAAAGGTGTTGGAATTGGAAAAGGTCCAAAATTCGCATATGACAAAAAACCAAATATGGGAGGTGGATTTAATACTAAGAAAAAAGAAGCTTTTGGAAAAGGTACTAAAGCAGTTGGTACAGGAAAAGCAAAATTCGAATATAAAGAGGGTGAGAACATGGAAAAAGGATCTATGAAGAAAGTTGAAACTAAAGAAGCTTCAAGAACTTACGGAAATGGATCTAAAGACGGTAGTCGCGGTTTAAGAAAAGCAAAAACAAACAACAGAAATTATGAATATAACCCATTCAAACTTTCTGAAAGTAGAGACAATCAACAAGTTCAATTATTGAGAGAAAAAAATGAAGAGTACAGAAAAGCTCTTGATGTTTTCAGAACTAAATTGAACGAAGTGGCTGTATTCAATTCTAACTTGGCTTACGCAACTCGTTTGTTCACTGAACACTCTACAACAAAACAAGAAAAAATAAATATTCTTAGAAGATTTGACGGTGTTGAATCTTTGAAAGAATCTAAAAATCTGTACAGATCTATCAAAAATGAATTAAGCACTGGTAGTTCTTCATCAGAACAAAAAATAAACGAGTCAATCGAAAGAACTGTAAATAGATCTGTTGAAACAGGATCATCAGCTAATTTGATCGAATCAAAAACTTATGAGAATCCTCAATTCTTAAGAATGAAGGATTTGATGGGTAAAATAAAATAAACATAAACCAAAAAATAATAAAAAACCAAAAAAATGGGAGCATTATTAGAATCAGGTCTTGTAGGTAACATCGGGTTAAAACACCTTAAAGTTATCAAAGAAGACACAATTAACAAATGGGACAGATTAGGCTTCTTAGATGGTCTAAAAGGTCACTTAAAAGAAAATGTAGCTCAGTTATATGAGAACCAAGCATCTTTCTTGATTAACGAAGCAACTTCTGACGGTTCTTCTAACGGAGCGTTTGAAACAGTTGTTTTCCCAATCGTAAGAAGAGTATTCTCTAAATTGTTGGCTAACGACATCGTATCAGTACAAGCAATGAACTTACCTATCGGTAAATTGTTCTACTTCGTACCTCGTATCCAAGGATACCAAAATGCAGAATCTTTACTTGCAAACGGATATCCAAGTAACGATGCAACAAATGTTGCTAACGCAGGTGGTGATCACTATGCACCAATTGGTTCACCTGAGGCGGTAAATTCAGGAAAAAATGACCCTAACCAAGGTTATCCACCAAATGGTCCTTACTCTTACAAGAAAGATCTTTATGATTTATTCTACGAAGGAAATGAGGCTGACTTAGATCCTCCAGGATTGTTTGACTACTCTAAAGGTAGATGGACTGCAGTAACGGCTAACACAACAATCCAAACTTGGGTTGGTGGTGATTTAGTAAGCGCATCAATCGCCTCTGGTACTCCTCCACTAGGTGCTGAACTTCCAGCTGGTAACTACAGAAAAGTTATCATGAAACTTTGTGGATTTGCAAATGCAGGTACAGGAAAATTAATCGGTCCTGACGGTAACGAAATGGATACTGAGTCTTTCCTTTCTGACTTGAGAATCTACGGTACACCAGTTTTAGATTACGATATTACACCATGTCAAGTAATTACAGGTGGTACTGCGTCTAGCCCAGTATTCAAACCATTATTGTTTAGAGTTGTAACTCAAATCTACGGTAAAGGTATCGTTCAACCTACAAGTACTAACGCACAAACTGTATTTAGAAATTCAGGTAACGCTACAGGTACTAACACAGGTAATGGTGGTAACTACAATGACATCTGTGACCAAAATGGTTGTATCTACTTAGAAGTGGATCTTTCTTGTCCAATATGTGCTGATTGTGACGCTTCTTCTTTAGATGGTTACACAGGTACTACAATCAATGAGGCTCCATCTGGAACATCATTCTTGGCTTGGTATAGAAGATATGCTAACCTTGAGTTCGAAGATCAAATTGGTGAGGTTTCTTTTGACCTTGAGTCAGTAACTGTATCTGTTACAGAAAGAAAACTAAGAGCACAATGGTCTCCTGAACTAGCTCAAGATGTGGCGGCATTCCACAACATCGACGCTGAAGCTGAATTGACAGCATTGTTATCAGAACAAGTAGCAGCAGAGATCGACCGTGAAATCCTTCGTGACTTGAGAAAAGGAGCGGCTTGGAACCTTCGTTGGGACTACAACGGATGGAGAAGAATCAACAACCAAGTTTCTTACACTCAGAAAGACTGGAACCAAACTTTGATTACAGCAATCAACCAATTGTCAGCACAAATCCACAAATCTACATTGAGAGGTGGAGCTAACTGGATCGTTGTATCATCTGAGGTTTCTGCAATCTTTGACGATTTAGAATACTTCCATGTATCTAACGCGGCTCCTGAGCAAGATCAGTTCAACATGGGTATCGAAAGAGTAGGTACACTTTCAGGTCGTTACCAAGTTTACCGTGATCCTTACTTCCCACCAAACCAAGTTTTGATTGGACACAAAGGAACATCATTGTTAGACACAGGTTACATTTACGCACCGTATGTACCTCTACAATTAACACCTACAATGTATAACCCGTTCAACTTCACACCTATTAAAGGTATCATGACAAGATACGCTAAGAAAATGGTTAACAACCGTTTCTACGCTCGTATCACAGTTGATGGAGTTCGTACATTTGACTTAAGAGAATTGAGATAATCAATTAAATGTTAATAAGAAAAAAGGTCAGAGAAATCTGACCTTTTTTATTTAAGTAAAGTTCTAATTGACTTAGATAATACCTCTGATTCACCTATAGTAAAACATCCTTTTTTATGTGCACATTTTACTGACTCTATAAGATAGAAAATTGCATGTTCTTCATCCATACTAGATAAGATAGCTTCCACATGTTCTTCATTAAGTAAATTTATTGTACCAAATAAATTACCATAATTTGTGTTTTCTTGTTCCATAATCAAAATTAAAGATATTTATAATAATAACAAAATGGATAGATTAAGTCAAATTATAAAAAAAGTTATCAAAGAGGCTACTTCACAAAAAGGAGCGGCTTCAGGTCAATATGTAACACCTGTACAACCAGGGTTTAGACCTTTTACTGAAGATAGTTTAGCGCCATATAACATATCTGTTTCTAAATACAATAGCCCGTTAGTTCAATACGATAGTTTAGATCACAAAATGGACTTAAGAAAAGATCAAGTTGCGAAATTAGAAAAAGAAGCAAATAAGGTAACTAATTTTATGAGAAAACATCCTGATTTGACATCAGGAGATGACGATGGTGGGGTTATAAATCGATACATGTATGATCATAAAACACCTAAAGGGGATAGCCCAATGAAACCATTCACACAGAAGGTACCATTTAATGAATGGGTTGAGTTAACTCATGAGAATGTTATAAATGAAGTTAGTACATCAACAACTGCGGGCCCCTACAACGCACCTGTAGAAATTGGTAGTTACGAATGGAAAGATAGTGAGTTAGGTCCATTTACCGAAAAAGTAAAAAATGAATTTAATGAAAAGTCTTTAAAAAACACTTTGAAAAAAAATATAAGAAGAATTGTTAGTGTTTGGGAGAAAGACAAAGATGGGTCGTACAGAAAAGACATAAATTATCCTGATACTATAAATGAAGACCTTGCAGTTTGGTTTGGTAAAAAGAAGAAACCTAAGGGATCTTCTCAACCAAAAGGTCCATGGGTAAACATTTGTCGTAAAGTCGACGGAAAACACCCCCCTTGTGGACGACACGACACTTCTAAAGGGTCATACCCTAAATGTAGAGCATCGGGAGTTGCAGGTAAAATGAGTGACTCACAAAAACGAGCGGCATGTGCACAAAAAAGAGCGGCAGAAAAAAAGGACTCACAAAGTGGTAAAGGTCAAAAACCTGTTATGACAAGTTATAAACCAAGAAAAAACTAAAGATTATGAATACAAATAGATTTAAACAACTTTTAGAATCACATATGGGTAATGTAAGACCATTACTTATGGAACAACCAACACCAGACAAAAAATTAAATTTATTTTGTCAGGGTTCTTCGGACCAACAAAGGTTGGAGAACTTGACTTATGACAGTGAACAAGATATGTATGGGGGATTAAGTAATGAGAAAGGATTTAAAAAACTTTATTTGAATGTGGAAGATTCCCCTGTAGCCCAAGAATATGAGATACAGGGAGACCAAATTTTTGTTAGAATTTTAAATGCGACAAATCCTGATTTAAATAGATTTAGAAAAACAATAGGTGTTGATAATTCACAAGAAAAACTTGTAATTTTATATACACCGTCAGAAAGTAACCCATACTTTTGTACATTAGATAGTGGAACTGATAAAGATTGGACAAATTATTTTAATTCCCTTTAAAACTTTTTAAAACAATTGGTTTCTCAGGAACTGTAAACTTACCTCTTTCGATAAAGAATACTTCTGCAAACTCTTGTTTTTGTTCTAATGTCCAATTCTCTGCAGAATCAGATAATACATCCATTGATCTTACAATACTACTATCTTCAGGTGTAGTATTCATTGAGTAAGCATCACATGGTGTGTGAGAAGATGTTTTACAACTTACCAAAGTAAGTGTTAAAATAGATACAAAAAATAGACTTTTCATTTTTATTGGTTTTTTTCGGTTTCTTTACTTATTGCGTCGTATACTTTCTCTAAAGTATTTTTGATGTTAGACTTGATCGTCATCTCAGTTTTTATTCTTCTCTTCTCAGTCTCCGTATCATATAAATATGTGATTCTTTCGTAATCTCTATTTGAAAGTCTTACATCGTAGTGGAAAACATGATTCGTAATCTCAACTCTTCCATAGTCAATTATAATAAAAAGATTTAACTTTTCATTTATTATGAATCTTTTTTGTGACATAGGTGCGATCATAAAATCTGAGTTCTTATCAGATATTAATTTTACACATATCTTGAATGCTGTTTTTTCGTGTAGTTCGACTTCTTCATAGGTTTTCATAGCCGAAGATCGGCCAATCTTACTTAATCTTACCTTAAATCGTTTGTAGAGTCTTTTAAAGAATTTTTTCATAGTTAGTTTTTAGTTTCTAACTACAAATATATATGAAATTATTGATTAAAAAAAAAGAAAGTAAAAAAATTTTAACAATATGCTCCTGAGCATCTCTTTTTACCATCCAATCCAGGCTTAGTTCCTTTACAAACCTGAACTGCGTATCCGTTAGCATACGCCGAAGGGTAAACATCAAACTTAGACTTAGCTGCCGCTTTGCCTCTGGCACAAAGTTTAGTTCCTGTTTTTTTTCTACCTTCCATCATGACCATGTCTTTATCATCCATGTCCATTGATAGTTCCATACCGTCTTTTTTTGATTCATTCATTAAAAAATCAAAAACTTGGTCCATATTATTTTTTGCTTCTGCAATATGATCTTGAGCCCAATCATGACCACTGTCTAAGATATTCTCAATCATAGAGTGATCTAAATCTAATAACAAATCACATTGTCTTCTCATTTGTTCTAAATTAGAAAAGAACATATATCTTGAAGATTCTTTTTCTTGTCTTGACGGGATATCCTCAACGGTTTCTCTTATTACCCTTCTAATTAGTCTATCTAAGTTCATATCTTAACTGTTTAATCCGTTCATTCCACCAAGTTGTACCGAGTTCATTTGAACTACTGCAAAACCTTGATTATTTGTCCAAACTGCGTGAGGGGCCTCAACACTTGTTACAGTATTACCTGACAATTCGTAACAAACAACACATTCTTCATAACCTGTACCAATTGCAATTCTAAATAATGGTGTAAATGAAGGTGTAGGTGTAACAGTTTGTGTAGGAGTGTTTGTAGGGGTTTGAGTAACTGTTGGTGTATTTGTTGGTGTTTGTGTAAGTGTAGGTGTGTTAGTTGGAGTTTGAGTTGGTGTTGTGGTCGGTGTTTGAGTATTAGTCGGTGTATTTGTTGGAGTTTGAGTATTAGTCGGTGTATTTGTTGGAGTTTTTGTTACAGTCGGTGTATTTGTTGGAGTTTGACTTGGTGTTTTTGTTACAGTCGGTGTGTTTGTTGGTGTCTTTGTTACAGTCGGTGTGTTTGTAGGAGTTTTAGTAACTGTCGGTGTATTTGTTGGTGTTTTAGTTGGAGTTGTGGTATTTGTTGGTGTTGATGTATTTGTTGGTGTATTTGTTGGTGTTTTAGTTGGAGTTGTGGTATTTGTTGGTGTGTTAGTTGGTGTTTGACTATTTGTTGGAGTATTTGTTGGTGTTGGGTTAGGAGTTCCTGTATTTGTAGGAGTAGTTGTTGGTGTTGGCGTATTAGTTGGTGTTTGTGTTACGGTTGGTGTCGGTGTTGTAATTTCACCCACTTGTAGTGTAATTGTATC